GTGTGGCAGCGGGCGATCTTTTCTTCTGACTACCTGCAGCACCGACCGTAATCACGGAGGTGTTATGAGTATCGATATGAGCAAACTGGCTTCAGGCGCAGCTTATGGCGCATCTGCCGGGACGATCGCCAATGGTCTGCTGACCCGGCTTAGTCCCGATGAATGGAGTGCTGTGGGCGTCCTGGCCGGTATTCTGGTCGCGCTGTTCACGCTCGGCATCAACTGGTACTACAAGCGCAAGGCTACCCTGGCGCAAATCAAAGCCCTTCAGCGCTGGCCCACTGCACCAGACATCAACGAGGATTAACCCATGGCTATCTCAAACAGCCTGCGCAATAAGCTTATTGCTGTCGCGGGTGGCGGAGCTATGGCTATCGCTACGGTATTCCTCGGCGGTAAGGATGGAGTAGAGGGCAGGGTATACGAGCCTTACAAAGATGTGGCTGGCGTCTGGACTGTCTGCGACGGTCACACCGGAACCGACATCATCAAAGGCAAAAAGTATACCGACCGCGAATGTGATCGCCTGCTGTGGAATGACCTGCAGCCGGTTAAGAAGTCGGTAGACGGCCTGGTAAAAGTGCCGCTGGGTGAATATCAGCGCGCAGCTCTCTATAGCTTCACTTATAACGTTGGCTCTGGTGCATTCTCTAAATCGTCACTGCTGAAGAAACTCAACTCTGGCGATGTCGATGGTGCGTGTGAAGAGCTGCGCCGCTGGATTTATGCAGGCGGGCAGAAATGGCGCGGATTGATGAACCGCCGCGACATGGAGCGCTCAATGTGCCTGGCGGATGGCCCTGATGACATTTAGCCTGCGCATCTACCTGATCACCATCGCGGTGATGATAGCTATTGCCATCGGGTACGGAGAAATCCGCTACATGAATGGCTGGTATACGCATAGCGCCAAAGTTAACGCCGACTATGAGCTGAAAAAGCAGAAGGCCGAAGCCAAGCTGGTTCCCACTGAGCAGAAAGCGGCAGCCGCCAGCGTAGATGGAAAAGTCATCTACCGAACCATTACCCGTAACGTGGTGACCTATGTTCAAAATCCGAATCGCACTCTTTGTAACTTTGATGATGATGCTATCCGGTTGCGGCAACAGGCAGTCGACGCTGCCAACCATATCTCAGGATTTGATGAGCCCGCCGTGCAAGCTCAGCCAGGCGGGAAAAAACAGTGATATGGACTTGCAATCGGACGTTGAAAATGCAGATTGCGTGAGAACTTTGCGTCTCAATACCTACCGATGGCAGGCGTGGTATAGAGCAGCTGAATGAGTTTTACTTTAGATGCATGAGGGTCATGTCAGATTAAGTTAAATAATTCGCAGAATAAGACGATATAATTACTATCTTATAACCTGTAGGTAAGATTCTGTGGAAAATACTTGGTCAATGGTTAGTGCTATTGCAACATGTGGAGCTGCTATTGCAACTGCCTTTGCCGCAGTTGTTGCTATTGTGGCGATGAGAAGTTGGCGTGTACAAGAGAAGCATAAAGCCTTCCAAACATACAAAATGTCACTCGAAGTGTATCGAATAGCATTGACAATACTTCCAAAAGATTTTAGCCCTTTAAATAGCGCGCAGCACTATAGCTCTAGTGATAGACATCGCAATGATGCAATCAATTCTTTTACAAAGTGTTCAGAGGCTTGGGCTGGGTATTCAGTTCATCAGATTTCAGATGAGGAGCGAAAGGTCTTGGATGAATTATACAGTGCGTCTAATAGCTATTTGTATTATGGCGCTAGCCGGGTTAACGTTGAGAAACCCCTAGGGGAAGCTCAAAAAATTAAATTTGAGACTCTTTGGGATAGGATCAATAAAGAGCTTTTGCAGTGATGTTAATGGCGACTAATGGACATATTAGCCGCCATTGGCTCATCCTCTGGCCTCACGACCTTCCTCATCTTCAGAGACGCGGAAACGCCAGTACTTTTCAGGCTTAACCCAAACAACATCATTACCACTATCTTTGCGGAATTGATTAATAGTGGATACTGACAGGACTAAATTTCCATCTGCATTTTCTTTGAGGTGCTGCTCATTACATGCTTTCACTAAGTAATCAACGACATCCTGCTGATAAAGGCACTTATCCACATGCAGGTTGGTCATCATCCATAATGACACATCGGCAACAGATAGTTTAACTGTGTTTGGGCTTACGACTTTGGGGCCGGATAAGTCAAGGAGTCGGGAACAAAACGTCCTTGCTCTAGTTTCTTACCAGCGAACCATTGGCAAACTATTTCTTAAGAATAAACCGCTTTTACGGTCATCTCGGGCCCGCCCGATTTCAACACAACTTGATCACCGGATTTGAAATGCGCGTTTGTAGACATATCGAGATTCCTTTTTGCTGAATTTTGATATTTATATATTTGGTTTTTTTGCGAAAAAATCAAGGTGGTGAGGTTTTAAAAGGACAAGTTGTTGCACCACTAGATTGAGAGGCAATCGAATCGGCAAGCCGGGGTGGCTATATGCGATTTCCATCAACAGTAACGCTAGCATCATCTGAACTGTTAGGTATGCAAATCCTTACCTTCGAACCAGAGTTCGTAGTCACTTCTATGGTAACGGATGTTGGCGGCGCGCCAGTATCGTCGCCAGTGAAAGCAGTAACGATCTCTTTCGAAGTTCTATCTTCGATAAGTGGCATAAGGTCACCGTTGACCAATCCAGCGTAAATTTTCACATTACCCATTAGAACCTCCCACAGGAATTTACATGGCACTCACCGACAAGCAAGAAATGTTCTGTCGCGAGTACCTCATCGATTTGAACGCCACGCAAGCGGCCATTCGGGCGGGGTACAGCGATAACACCGCCCGTAAGATTGGCAGTGAGAACCTCACAAAACCAGACATTGCGCAACGCATCATTGACCTTAAATCAGAGCGCAACGAAAGGGTAGAGGTAAACGCAGATTACGTACTTCGGCGACTTGTTGAGATTGATGAAATGGACGTTCTCGATATCCTCAAAGATGACGGCGGCCTGAAGATGGTTCGCGAATGGCCTAAGGTATGGCGCACCACGCTGAGTGGGCTTGACATCCTTACCACCGTAACCAACTTCGACGAAACGACAATGGAGAATATCCTCAAGAAGATTAAGTGGCCGGATAAGGTTAAAAACCTTGAGCTGCTCGGTAAGCACATCAGCGTTATGGCGTTCAAAGAGCAGGCGGCCCATGAGCATACCGGAAAGAACGGCGGACCGATTGAAGTGGCGGCGCTGACAAAAGACGAATACAAAGCTGCACGGCGGGAGATGCTGGAGGATGACGACTGCTGAGCAGAAGACCTATGCACGCCGCTTAGAGTGTGAAGAGGATGGGCTGTATTACGCTCGATACTTCTTCAAACAGCGCACTGGCGGCAAGATGATTGTCGCACCTCATCATCGGGTAATACAGCATACGCTGGACCGCGTGATTGGGGGCGAAATAAAACGGCTAATCATCAACGTTCCGCCTGGCTACACCAAAACCGAACTGGCAACCATCAACATGATGGGCCGGGGGCTGGCATTGAATAGCCGCGCTCGCTTCATGCACCTGTCTTACTCGCACAACCTTGCTCTGCTCAACTCATCAACCGCGCGTGGAATGATTAAGTCGAAAGCTTATCAGGGCATGTGGCCGATGGAGCTGCGCGATGATGCTGACAGTAAGGCGATGTGGTGGAACGAGTTCGGAGGTGGAGTTTATGCGTCATCTGCCGCTGGTCAGGTAACCGGTTTTCGTGCCGGCCACATGGAGCCAGGCTGGCAGGGCGCACTGATTATTGACGACCCGGTAAAGCCTGACGACGCCTACAGCGAAACCGTTCGCGATGGCGTGAACAACCGATTTAACGAAACCATCAAATCACGTCTGGCTATAGAAACAACGCCGATGATCGTGATTATGCAGCGCATCCATTATCACGACCTCAGCGGATACCTGCTGCGTGGTGGCAGTGGGGAGAAGTGGCATCACCTTAACCTGCCAGTGCTGATAGACAACACGCAGAGCTATTCAGAACAGTACCCGAAAAATACTCACGCTATACCGATTAATCACGGTCTGCCTGATGGCTGGCTGTGGCCATTCAAGCACAACGAACCGCATCGAGTGTCGCTATTCTCTCACCGGCGCACCGCTGAAGCTCAGTACATGCAAAACCCACGCAGGTTTAACGCTGATGGTGCGCTCTGGACCGAAGATATGATTGCCGCAGCGCGATCGCTCAATATCAGCGAAACGCTTTCAAGAACGGTTGTTGCAATCGACCCGCAGGCCACTAACAGCGCAGAAAGCGATGAAACCGGCATTGTAGCCGCCAGCGCCTATGGTATGGGCGACCGCAAGCAATACTCAGCTGATGGCGATTACAGTGGCAAATACTCACCCAATGGCTGGGCAACTCGAGCCATGGACGCTTATCAGAAGCATAATGCCGACGCCATAATCATAGAGACCAACCAGGGCGGAGACATGGCTGAAGAAACGCTGCGTAATGCAGGCTTCCGTGACCGCATTATTCGAGTTCATGCCAGCAAGGGTAAGTTTGCCCGCGCCGAACCAATCTCAGCCCTCTACGCCCAAGGGCGCGTTGCGCATCGTGGCAATCTCTATCAGCTGGAAAATCAGCAGATGGAATATGTGCCAACCACTGCTAAAAAATCGCCTGACCGCCTTGATGCGCTTGTCTGGGCAATGACCGAATTAAGCGGCCAGTCGCCTGGCGCAATCTTCTTCTAAGGAGCTCATCAGTGAGTGAACAAAGCAACGAGGTCACATTCCTCGTCAATGCCCTTGCTGATGCTATGGGCCGTCAGCGTATGTTGTACGGTGGTCATCAGGGCAACATTAAACGAACGAAGCTGTACGAAGAGTTTGGTTATCCTGATGATCTGGATTTTGACCGCTACTACCGCGCCTATGAGCGCAACCCGGTAGCTTACGCCGCCGTGCATAAGCTGCTGGATTCCTGCTGGGTGGACCGGCCTGTCATTATCGACGGTGACGAGAAAAAAGAATCGACCACCACAACGCCATGGGAAGCTGAGGCAACAAAGCTACTGGCTCGGCACTGGCCGAAGGTTAAGGACGCTGACCGGCGTAACCTGATTGGCAAATACTCCGCACTGCTGATTCAGTTCCGTGATGGGCGCGAGTGGAAAGAGCCCGTAGACAGCACTGTGATTAAGCGGTTAGGTGACAGGGCAGTCGTTAAGCTCATCCCGGCTTGGGAGTCGCAGATTAAGCCTGGTAACTTCAACACAGACACCATGTCGGAAACCTACGGTAAACCAGTTAACTACCAGTTCAACGAGCAACCTGTTGGTGACGATGGTACATACGGGCCCGTTCGCAGCGTTACAGTTCATCCGGACCGCGTCATTATCCTGTGTGAAGGCTCAGAAGATGAAAACATGCTGTCTGGCGTACCTTATTTGCGCGCCGGCTACAACAAGCTGCTCGACCTTGAGAAAATTTCCGGCGGTAGTGCTGAAGGGTTCCTGAAGAACGCTAGTCGCCAGCTGGGGATCGCCTTTGACTCAGCGACAGACATGGCCACCATTGCTGCTCAGGCTAAAGAGGCGGGTTACGCCAATATCGGTGAGGCGATGAACGATAAAATCGCCCGGATGAACCGTGGTACAGATGCGGCACTGGTCATGCAGGCTGGTACGCCTTCTGTGCTTTCTGTGGCGGCGGCTGACCCGTCCTCCTCATGGACGGTAACCGCCAATGAGTTTTCATCGTCTATCCAGTGCCCGTTCACCATCCTTTTCGGACAGCAGACCGGCCGCCTGGCATCTGATGAGGATAAAGCAGACTGGGCGAAGCGCTGTAACGGCCGCCGCTGGGGATTCATGACGGCCACAATTAAATCCGTTCTGGAGCGCTTCTGGACGCTGGGGGTTATCGAAGCGCCACAGTCGGGTGAGGTCACACTGGCATGGTCTGACCTGCTCGCACCAAGCGAGAAAGAGAAGATCGCCAACATGCAGGCAATGGCCTCAGTAGCCAAAGACACGCAGCAGGCATTCGGAACATCAGCTGTTGATGAAAACGAAGTGCGTACTGTGGGAGAGCTTGAGCCACGCAAAGCTCAATCCATTCCGGACCCGAACAAAAAGCTAAACGATAAGGACCCGCTGAATGACGACTATACCAGCGAGAACCCGAATCGGGACGCCAATAATACCCCGTAACAAAGCTGACCCGACCCAATCAGCCCGGCAGGTTGGACGGATGTACCGCGATATTGATGACCGCTACTACCGGATAAAGCTGGCTCTAAAGCAATTGCTTGATGCGCGGCTAACCGGTACCGAGCGCATTGGCAACGCCTCGCATGCTGTATACGGCGATGTTATTTACCAGGTGAATGCTGGCAGCTACATCTACGACATGACAGCGGCGCAACTCGCCGATCTGCTACAGCGCGTACAGTTGATTCTTGATGATGCTCTACTCGACGGTGGCAGCCAGAACCTCTGGGCGTTGGAGTATGTCGCCGCAGAGTATGAGCGAGGCACTCAGCAGGCATTCACCAATCTGTCGGTGCAATCTGCCGTATATGAGCAGCAGACAACACTGGCTCAACTGCTGAGTAGTCCGGCATATCAGAATCAAGTCGCCGCAGCTTACGTATCCACCTACAGCGACTGGAAGGGCATCAGTGATGCTGCTCGTGCTGACCTGGCTAACGTCATATCCAATTCAATCGGTCGTGGCGTTAACCCGCGTGAAACGGCTCGCATCATCAGCCAGCGGCTTGATATTTCAATGGCCCGAGCTAAGAACGTGGCGCAGACAGAGCAGGTCGGAGCGCTACGCAAGGCGCAATGGCAGGAAGCTGATTGGGCGCGCGAGCGATTAGGGCTGAATACTGCATTGCTCTGGCTATCTGCGCTCAAGCCTACAACGCGATCGTGGCACGCAGCTAGGCATGGTAGGGCCTACACGACGGAAGAAGTTGAGGCCTTCTATGCCACTAATGGCAACCGATATGACTGCTACTGCAGCCAGATCCCGGTTCTGCTCAGCGACAATCGCAACATATTTAACGAAGGTCTGGCGAATAAATTGAAGAAAGAGCGTAATCAGTGGGTGGATAGATGAGCAATGTACAATCAACCTATTGAGTGTCTGAGGTTTATGCCATAGCCTAACAGGCACATTTTGTCCGAAATAGGTATTCTTATGGCAATTGATTACTTTACTCCTGAGCACGAAAACACTGAGCAAATGAGTATTTCCGAATTGCAAGCGTTCGGAATAACGCTATGTACTCGCTACAGTTTTGCACATGAAATGAGCCAAATGCTCCTTTTTGCAAGGAAGTTGGCAGAGTTAAACATTCACGGGTTAGTAAAAAGGGTTTATTACAACTCTAAAAATAGTATGTGCTTTTTTGAGTTCTATGATGATATTGAAAGCGGTTCAGCTGAAGAATCGTCCTTATATCAAGCAGCCACAGAATTAATTGGGCAGTTCGAATGGAAAGGTGAGCCCGTGTTGGGCAAGCCTGTAACTGGTTAATCTAGTAAGAACAGTCGGTCTGCATTTTTATTGTGGCTTAACTCAATCGGTAGAGTAATGCATCAACGCAACCAGATGGTTGTTCTCGGTACGGCATGATGCTGACGCCTGACGAGAGTGCTGGTTCGAGTCCAGCAGCTGCAACCTATTACAGGCCCAGCCCTCGCGCTGGGTTTTTTATTGCCTGAAATCCATCAATGAGGACCCAGCATGAAACGCAACCGCGTTAACGTGCTGACTGTGGTCAACTCCGCTTCAAACATCACCACTGAAACCATCGACGGCAAGCCACATATCGTGGTTCGCGGCATCACGCCTGTAGTCGACGATATCGTGATGAACCGGAAGTTGTACCCGGCAGCAGAAATCGGCAAAGCGTACAACACGCTTGAGCGTAACCCTATGCCGCTGGGCCATCCGAAGGTGGACGGCAAGCATGTGTCGGCGCGCGATGTCAGGGCAGTCAACAACTACCACGTTGGCGCATGGCTGCAGAACGTAAATCACACCGACGGCAAGGTTACCGGCGACATGTACGTTGACCGCCGCTACGCCGAATCCAGCGAAAAGGGTAAGCGCCTCATTAATCGCCTGGATGAAATGGCCGCCGGCACTAACTCTGAGCCGATCCACATCTCAACCGGCCTGTTGTATTCCGGCATCGCTGCCAACGGCGAGTCGAAAGGTAAAAAGTACAACGAGATCGCCACCAACATGATGTTTGACCATGTGGCTGTGCTTCTGGATGAGCCGGGTGCTGGAACGCCTGATGAAGGCGTTGGCATCTTCGTTAACTCTGATGGCGAAGAGCAGGAGCTCGAAGTTGTAAACCTGTCAGATAGCTCGTCTCCGGATGAGGAATCACCGCAAGACCCCGCACTCAAATCATTTTTTTCACAGCTAAAGGCGTTTTTCAGCGCCAACAGCAATTCCGTCAAAGAGGAAGCAAACCCGATGTAAGAACTCATCACCAATGCGCTGAAAGCGAAAGGCATCGACGTTGAAGGCAAGTCTGATGCTGAGCTGATGGACGCTTATAACCAGATGGCAGCCGATGAAGCGAAGGCGAAAGCTGATGCCGATGAGAAGGCCAAAAAAGAGAAAGAAGAGGCTGATAAGAAGGCCAGAGGGACTGCGATCAACAGTGAAGAAACCCCGGCATGGTTCAAGCCATTTGCCGACAAGCTGAACACCATTGAAAGCGGCCTGGCGGTTAACGCCGACAAAGAGAAAGGCGAAAAGCGCGCTGCAGTTAAGGCGAAGTTTGGCCTGGACGATCTGGTGGTTAACGCCCTCGACGGCGCGGCGCTGGATGGCATGTACGCACAATGTCAGTCATCTGTAGGCCTGAATGGCGGCATGCGTCATCAGGTAAATACCCAATCCCTCAGCGAAATGCCGGAGTAAAAAATGGCTAAAGATGGAAAGCATGTAATTCACGCTGGCGGCGTGTTCCCTAATCCGCTGCTCAACCGTGAAGGCGCAGCAGCCGCTGCAACTAAGCCCGGCACCATCGGCTTCTTTGATGCAGGAAAGTTCACTGCATCGGCTGATGGTAATGAAGAAGCGATTCTTTACGTCGCCAACTACGACTATCTGCGCTGCCTGACGGTAGATGACAGCATTCCTGCTGGCGAGCTGGTCGTTGGCATTCAGCCAATGCAGGGCATGTTCCTGAACGTACGCGCAGCGGCAGGGACTTATAAAAAAGGCCAGCCACTCTCAATCGCTGACGGACAGGTGAAAGCCCAGGCCGACGGCGAATCAATCCGCTGCTTCGTCGAAGAAGATAAAGCGTACACCACTGCTGCAGGCGATCTGCTGCGTGTCGTGATCAAGTAAGGAGCACCTGAATGTTTGTATTTTCCCGTTCCATTGGCGAGCGCACCGGAAACCTCGAAGTTAACCAGGCGCAATTCGCTGAGCTGCAGATGGCGCGTAACGAAGGTGCTCAGGCCGCTGCCGATTTCCTCGGTCGCGTCCGTGGCATTCGTGAAGATGCCGGCCGACTGGATGCTGTCAACGCCGTTGACGATATCCGCCGCCTGTATCGCGCGTTTGATACCACCGTTCTGGCACAGTTTGAGCCAACCACTCAGTTCACTCTGCTGAATGACCTGATGCCACTGGCCCGCTCTGTGCGCATTGAGCAGTCGCGTTACGACTACGCTCGCACCGGCGGGCGTGGCTGGGCTCACACATCCATGAGCGGCCAGATTGGCGCGGCGCTGGATGCGAAGTCCTACACCTTCGATGGCACCATGGTTCCTATCCATGACTCCGGCTTCAAGTTCACCTGGCGTGACCCGATCTTCAACAGCCCGTCAGCGCTTCAGTCGCAGGCCGATGCACAGCGCGGTTCCGTAGAGGATGTGCAGCGTCAATACGTTGACTACATGTTCAACGGATTCCGTGACTCAGAAGGCAATTATGTGCAGTTTGATGGCCTGACATGGAAAGGCCTGAAAGAAGATGAGCGCGTGGCTCAGGTAACGCTGACCTTCAACTTTGCTACCAGTACCGATCCGGTTGCGCTGCGCACCAATGCTATCGCGCTGCGCGACGTGGTTCGTGTAACCAACAGCCAGTATGCGCCGCAAACCTGGTATGTCTCTGCTGAGATCATGTCGAACCTTGAGCGTTATTTCGACGTGAATGCAACCCGCACCGTGCTGGAAGAGCTCCTGAAGCTGTCAGGCATCGCCGCGATCAAAGAAGATGCGCAGCTGTCCGGTAACGAAATCCTGATTGTTCCGTTGACCGCGGGTGTTATTGCTCCAGTTGTTGGTCAGGCGATCGGTACCGTTGCAGATCCGCGTCCGTTCTACAACAGCGATTACATCTGGCGCACATGGGGTGCGATGGGCCTGATGGTCAAGCAGGACATCAATAACAAATACTCCGTCATCCACGCCTCTTAAGGAGCAGCTAATGGCACTCGTAAAGATTCTGGCTTCAAACCTCTTTGCTGGTGCCAACTTCCAGAAGCTGGAGGTTGGTAAGGTTTATGATGTTGACAGCGCGATCGCTGAGAAGTGGGTCGGGCAAGGCAAGGCTGAAGCATCTAAGGAGAAGGGCGGTGAGAAGCTGTCATTTGAAGTGGCAACGCCGTCTGCGCTGGTCAGCAAAGACAACTCTGTGCTGGAGTCGAAATTGAATGACACGCTGGAGCAGCTGAAAGCCGCGCAGGTTTCGGCTGAGGCGAAAGATAAAGAGCACGCGGATGCGCTGGCTGCGGCTAACAAGCGCGCTGATGATGCAGAGGCAGTGCTGGCAGCGGCAACCAAAAAGGACACGTAACCATGGCAGCCCAAATCATGCTGGATGACGTTAAGCCGCTGATGGCTGAGCTGGGCTTCACGGTTCCTGACGCCGTTCTGCAGCTGTTAACTGAACAGGTCAGTGCTACTTCTGTCTGTATGGACGGGGCGGGCTACTCCGAAAGCCTGCAAAAGCTGTTGCTCATCTATGCAGCCGCGCGATTAGCAGCCTTGTCCGGCGCACGTAAAATATCATTACAGTCTGCTCCGTCTGGCGCCTCCCGCTCGTTCACCTATGACAGTGCAGGCACAGATCATCTGTATAAGCAGATTCTGGCCTGGGATACCAATGGCTGTCTTGGCAGCCTGCCGATATCTGGCCTGGCTGTCGGCTTCTTTGACGTTGTGGGAGGCTGCTGATGAACTGGCAATCACCCGAGACGAAGCCAAAGGCATTTGAGCGAGTGTGGCTGAAAACGTCAGATGGCCGGCAGACAACAGGCTACGTGAACGGTGCTGGTGATTGGGTGTTCAACTGCAAGCGCATCGCTGCTGAAAAGCCCACTGTAAGTGGTTGGAGGGCATGACATGTCATCATTATCCAGCTGGTCTTACACCGCTCAGGCAACCATCTGGAAGCCTCTCGGCACCAATGAATACGGTGATTCACTCGGCTGGTCTGAGCCTCTGGTGATTGCCTGTGATTATCAGGGTGGACTATCAAAGCGTCTTGGTGATATCGGCGGGGAAAAGGTGGTGAAAAATACCGTGTGGACAGAGTATGCGCTGGCCGATACCGGCGATTACCTGCTG